AGAGGCTACTTGTCCGTTAAGAAAAGCAAAAAAGGCCCCCTTAAACAGATTGTTCCACAATATCAAAGCCTTAAGTCGCACTACACCTTGCTGTGGGACATGCCTAGCAACGAAGGTTACATCAATGTGGTCGCGGTAATGCAGAAGTTCTTTGACCAAGCAATCAGCGGCAACTGGAGCTACAATCCAACACACTTCGAAAACAACGAAGTGCCAATGAGTGTGATGATTAAAGACTTGCTAAGTACATACAAGCTAGGTTGGAAAACAAGTTACTATCAGAACACATACGATTACAAGACTGATCCAAGTGAAATGACGGACGAGCCAGCCCATTCATTAGGTTGGCATGATAACCAGCCAGAAGTGCAGCCAACAACTTTGGCAAATGATGATGAGGAAATGTGTGATGCGTGTGCGATTTAGGTTGACACAAGGACCAGATCCTATTATAATATAGACACATTAAGGAAAGAAGAGAATGTCAAGAACAGTATTCAATAAAGAAAAAGTTGACTTCACTAAAGAAACAATGTTTTTTGGTGCAGAGCAGAACACACAGCGTTATGATACGTTTAAGTTTCCTGTGTTTGATAAACTAAATCAAACTATGCTTGGTTACTTTTGGCGTCCTGAAGAAGTGTCTCTACAAAAGGATCGTGCAGACTTTGCACAGTTCCGTCCAGAGCAGAAGCATATCTTTACAGCCAACCTAAAGTATCAAACACTGCTGGACAGTGTGCAAGGACGTGGTCCGTGCCTAAGTTTTCTACCGCACGTATCATTGCCTGAGCTAGAAGGTTGCATTGTTACTTGGGACTTTTTTGAAACTATCCACAGCCGTTCATATACACACATTATGAAAAACGTGTATGCTGATCCAGCTGAAGTTTTTGACACTATCCTTGATGATGAAAAGATCCTTGCTCGTGCAGAATCAGTGACAAAGTATTACGATGCGTTCAACGAAGCCGCAGATGCATACACACATCGCGGTGAAGGCAATATGCGTGACGTAAAGAAGAAACTGTATCTTGCAATGCAAACTGTGAATATCCTTGAAGGACTGCGTTTCTATGTGAGTTTCGCTTGCACATTTGGCTTTGGCGAACTAAAGCTAATGGAAGGTAGTGCTAAGATTATTTCACTGATTGCTAGAGATGAAGCACAGCATTTGGCACTGTCAACACACGTACTAAAACTTTGGGCTCAAGGCAAAGACGATCCAGAAATGGCGGAGATTGCAAAAGAGTGTGAAGAAGAAGTTTATGACCTATGGCGTGAGTGTGTGGCAGAAGAAAAAGACTGGGCAGAGTATCTTTTCAAAGATGGTTCGATGATTGGACTTAACACAACACTACTGAATCAGTATGTAGAGTATATTGCAAACAGACGCTTGAAGGCACTAGGTATGCAGGCTATCTTTGATCAGCCAGTAAACACAAACCCACTGCCGTGGACTACACATTGGTTGTCAAGTTCAGGACTGCAAGTTGCTCCGCAGGAAACAGAAGTTGAAAGTTACATCATCGGTGGTATTAAACAAGACGTCGACAAAGACATGTTAAAAGGATTTAGTTTATGATTGAAATTTGGGGTAAGCCAGCATGTCCGCACTGCGATCAAGCAAAGCGGTTCTGCGAACAGCGTAACTTTGAATACGTATATAAACAGCTTGACGTTGACTTTACCCGTGAAGAAGTGTTTGAAAACTTTCCAGGTGCAAGAACATTCCCTCAGATCAAAGTAAGCGGCAAAGTAATTGGTGGTAAGGATGACTTCCTTACCTATGTAGAAGAAACAGGTTATAACCAGTCAGGTCACACACTATCATGATTATTGAAACCCCCTATAAAGAAGGTGATACAGTCTCTTTCAAACTAGCAAGCGGCGAAGAGATTGTAGGTCGTTTAGAAAAAGAAACTTCTAAAGAGTATACTGTTAGGAAACCTATGGTGTTAATTGCACAAGAGACAGGTTTAGGATTAGCACCTTTTATGTTCAGTGTATCACCAGATGCTAAATTTTGCTTACAAGCTTCGAGTATTAGTTGTATTGCAAAAACACAAGAAGAAATTAGCAAACAGTATACAGCAACGACATCAGGAATTGCTGTAGCATGATGATAATTGATGCACCTTACAAAGTAAATGATATCGTAAGCATGAAACTGGTTACAGGCGAAGAAGTTATTGGCAAACTACTTGAGGATACCAATGACTCGATACGTTTAGGCAAACCGTTTATGCTTATGATGTCACAACAAGGTCCAGCTCTTGCTCCTTTCTTACTTTCAGTAGACCCTAACAGCAGTGAAGCAAAGGTGGAAAAAATGCATATTATTGCATTGTTCAAAACACAACAAGAAACTGCTCGTAGTTACATTGAACATACAACAGGAATAGTAACGTAATGCCATTAGCAGCCAGAGAAGGAGATGCAGTAACAACAGGTCATGGATGTGACGGATCTACTGTACTGGCTGCACCTAGTCAAGGCACTGTTTATATAGAAAATCAATTGGCTTGCAGATTAGGCGATCTCACTGTTTCTCATGCTGTTCCTGCAGGTGATGCATGTGTGCCTCATACTGCACCAATTACCGGATCAAGTAGCACAGTTTATATCGAAAACGCTTTGGCAGCTCGCTTAGGTGATGCATGTGATGCAGGATCGATATCAGGAAGTGCAGCTTTAACATATATTGGTTGACAATTAATACCATTTATATTATAATTTACAAAAGGAGAATAGGCTATGACACTACATGAAGAAATCGTACAAGCGTACAACAACTATCTAAAAGAAGCAGAAACATTCGAAGATAAGAATGTAAAAGCGGCCGCGGCACGAGCCCGCAAGGCACTAGGTGATCTAGGTAAATTGACAAAAGATCGCCGTAAAGAAATCCAAGATCGTAAGAACGAAATGTAA